AAGCCAAGAAAGAACACATTTCAACCTTGACACCGCCAAGGAAATGGCAATGCTCGAACGAAATGACAAGGGCAAGCAGATACGAAAATACTTTATTGATGTTGAGAAAAGACATAAGCAAGGGATTGTGGATTTAGAGCAATTAAACCCGACAACCAGACTGATGAACTTACTCGTACAATCCATTTCTCAAAATGAGTTGGAACAGAAACGGCTTTCCGATGAACAGAAGAAGCAGGGCGAACAGATTAAGAAGATTGAGGAAACGCAGACAACCATTGCTGAAACATTCAAAAGTACAAGCGACATTGATAATTTCCAGAGATGGGTAAGCAACTGCATATCAAAGATTGCCGAAAGCCCGAAATTTACGGATGAATCGACACGCAGTACGAAGTATTCCATGGCAAGAAGCGAAAGTTATAAACGGCTCACGAAGAAGCGTAACTGCCGACTTGATGATAGAGTTCAGCGAGCAAAAGGAAGAGCGTTAGAGGAACGACCGGACATTAAGAAAGCAGAGTTAAACAAGATCAACAAACTGTATGTTATAGCAAATGATAAAGACCTTAGACCGGCATACGAGCTGGTAATAAAGGAAATGATGATGTGCTATTGCGTAGGAACTAAATAATCAAAATTAGAAACCACTAGCCAATATCGTTGGTGGTTTTTATTTTGAAAGGAGAGAATTATTTATGGCAGAATTTACAGCAATTGCGCTGCAGGAGGTAGCGCAGGGAGAAGATATTGCTTTTACAGAATCACCTGTAAGCGGCAGTAATTGTATCGTGCATCGGCAGGGATCGGGCATTGTTAAGTTGAGAGGTTTAACAAACCAGTGTAGGGCAAGATTCCTGGTTGATTTTTCCGGAAATATCCAGATCCCTACAGGTGGAACGGTTGAAGAGATTTCTCTTGCGCTGGCAGTGGACGGAGAGCCGTTGCAGGCAACAAAGATGATCGTAACACCGGCAGCAGTGGAAAATTTATTCAATGTTTCCGCACAGGCCTATATCAATGTGCATAGAGGATGCTGCAGCACTGTAGCGGTGCAGAACACCTCAACACAGGCAATCGAAGTACAGAACAGCAATTTAACCGTTGTTCGTTCGGCGTAAGAAAGGCAGGTGTTTGATATGCATATTAAGAGAATGCATGAAATGATCGAAAAGTTGGTCGAATGTACAGAAAATGCAATCAACAGCAATGAAACTTGTGTTGGAGCCTACCCAATATCAGATGTTGTTGATATGATAAAAGATCTTAATGAGGCCGAATATCATGCGGTCATTGTCAAGGCAATGAAAGAATCCGAAGAGGAAGAAAAGGAATATGAAAAGCGTCTGATGGATTTACTCAAAAATGAGTACGGCGAAGAGGACGGAAGAAGATTCTATGATCGTTACCGCTATGCGAACGGACGGTTTGCACCAAAAGGCAAAGGAATGCGCATGGGATATGAGGAACCGCCTTATCTTAGAATGACTCCGGAAATGTACAGAGATATGGAACACGACCGGGACATGGACAGATATACCCATCAGAAAATGTTTTACTCCGAACCATCCATGGCGGCGCATGAGAGCGAATATGATATTGCAAAAAGAGAATACCATAACGCAAAAAGAGATCACAAGGGCAGCAGTCAGTCCGAAAAAGACGCTGTGATGAAAAGTTTTGAGAAATATCTGAAAGAGGTAGCAAAAGACCTTACCGGCCTTTATGATGATATGCTTCCGGAAGAAAAATCTCTTGCGAAAAATTCCTTGAACGCTTTGGCTTCCAAAATGTAGGACATTGTAAACTGAATATTTAATGCGGATTGTTGAACCAAGGTAAATTTTACGGTATAATGTTTTCAAAATATGTTAATGGAGGGTTGTTTATGAATAACGACAAATTTTGCCCGAAATGTGGGGCTGAACATGAGGAAAACATTAAGTTTTGTCCAAGGTGCGGAACAGATCTGGAAAAACTCCAGTATGAAGAGGAAAAGAATGTAAAAAAAGGAGATTTTTCATGGCTTAAACGCCTTGGTATCTTGGTTCTGGTTGTAATTGGCGTTTTTGCCGCTATGGTCATATTGTTTTTGTCGATAAATCAAAAAAGATATGATCTGCGACACGGTGACGATTATGGCAGTGAGATTGTTTATCAACTTGCCGAAAAATGACAAAATAAAAGGAACGGGCGACGCCTTTTGCCCGTTCCTAGTACTTTAGTCACTTATGATACTATCACAGCATTTTGTTTGTGTCAACATTTTTTTGATCCGTTATTTTTAGCGGGTCATTTTTTTATGGAGGTATTTTTATGCATTTTTATATAAATGGGATAGAATGGTCGGTTGTTTTTGCGTACAGCAATAACAATCATTTTCAAAGATCAAACGGAACATACAGCGTAGGCGTGACAGATAGAGGGGAAAAGAAAATATACCTTTCTGACAAACTACAGGGCCCTTTTTTGAGGAAAGTTTTTACTCATGAGGTATGTCATGCGGTCTGCATGAGTTACGGCTTATTTATGCCTATATCGCAAGAAGAAAGGCTTTGTGATTTTGTAGCATCATATGGAAAAGAAGTGTTTGAAATCGTAGATTTTGTTTTTAGAGAGATAAGGAGAATTGCATGAATGATTTGAGTAAAATTCTGGAATATGTAAGAAAAACAAATCCAGAAATGACAGAAGAAAAGCTGATAAAAATATTAAAAAACATCAACCCTTATGAGGTTTCTGCTTTACAAATTATTTCTTCTCAAAAAAATTTTGCAGGAGATTTTTAACCCCCCTACCCTATCATTTTTTCTATGGCCAGATCACGCAAAATTTTATTTTTCGTAATCTGGATTTTCCGTGCCGGTTTTGCGATATTCATCGGACAATTCCTTGAATCTCGCGTAAATCATTTGAAAAGTCGTATCATTCAGCGGCTCAAACTGCGGCTCGAGACCAAAGACGGCGGCTAGCATCAACATGGCGAAGCCGTTAGCGTCCACTTCGGATTTTTGCTGAAAAAAATCGTCAAGGCCTTCAAACTCTGCGGCACTCTTGTAGCCGTCAAACCATTCCGCCGGGTCTGTTTCCAGTTGCCAGATCTGGCGCAGATCGTGCGCCATGCTGACAAAGATAAGAGGATCCGGCACGGTGTCCGGTATCTCCCGTATATATATGCGCCAGTGTTTGCCGTCATACTCACAGCAAGCGGCCATTGTTTCAGTTTTTAATTTTTTTGGATTTACGAAAATCGGCGGCACTTCGCCAATTTCTAAGGCATCACAACAAATTTTTACAAATTCACAAAATGCTTTTTTATTCGTTTCTTTTTGGTTCATTTTTCATCCTTTTTTGCATCCAAAAAATAAGCCCCCTTATTTTTGAAAAAAGTACACTAAAAAGCGCAGTTTTTCCCCAAAATGCGAACTTTGTTTTTTATGCAATTTTTCTTTTAATTATAGCAAAAAAAACGAAAACCGTCAATTTTTCGCTACAAAAAAAGAGGGGCAAAAGCCCCCCTTAGTACTTAGATGGCTGTTCATATCGAATAACAGCCACGCGCTCGCCCGTGCTTTTAAGAGTGGCCCAGCCGTTCCACATCGGACCATTTAACCCTAATAGCTTTGGCTGGTTCCAAAGCTCCGGGCGCGTTCTTTCCGCCCATTTGCCACGGTGGAAGCCTTCAATAAGGCTTTCAAATTGTTCCGCATTCTTAATGCACGGCGGAACATCATAAACACATTTTGAGCCGTCAAACAGGCTCCCGATCAATAATTTATTCATTTTCTTTCCCTTTCTGGTCTGCCATCATCAGCACCGGGAGACCATCCCGCGGTGGACGCTCCAACTCGGAGCGTTTCGGCTAGTTCGATAAAATCTGCCTTGCCGTGTCAAACACAAATAGCCGGTTATGAGAATGGCGCTTGAAATCCCCATTCTCTGCGATCGTTCGCCCGATGTTTTCATATTTCAACAAAACAACGAGCAAATACTTATCTAGCATTTCATCCGGGCATTTTAAGCACTCAATAGCGTTTGCGATGGTGCTTTTTTTGCTATTGAAATAGATCCCCTCTATATGTACGCCTTTATGTTCTTCCAAGTCGTGGAACTCTTCCAACATTTCAGTCTTTGTCATTCTGTCCACCTCCCTTATTCTTCTGCGGTCGATACCGCTATATATTTGTTACAAAGTGCCTGCTTTGGACACTTAGAACAATCGTTTTCATATGTCCCGCAGACTTTGGAAAGTTCCGCTTCCATCTGGGCTATTAAAGCCTTTTTTTCTTCTTTTTTCATTTTAACCACCATCCGCCCCGTGGGGCGCCTTTCTTATTTGATAAGTCCATTATAGCCTAATAATGGGCGAGTGTCAAGCGGTTTATTATCTTTTTTTAGGCAAATAAAACATTGACCCAAAACCGCCGATATGGTAGAATGTCCTTATTAAAAGAAAGGAGGGGCAGCAGGATGATAAGATATAAAATGGACATCCTTACATTATTAAAAGAACACGGGTACAGTCAAGCAAGGATTAGCAAAGATAGTCTTTTGAGCGGTCAAACCCGTACCAATCTTAAAGCCGGGAAGATGGTTAGCATGGAAACATTAAACCGCATCTGCATCATGTGCAGATGCCAACCGGGGGACATTATAGAGGTCGTTCCAACGGATCAAGAAAAAATTAAATATTTTTGAAAATTTGGCTTGACACTTGTCTAATATTAGGCTATAATGAATCTAACAAATAAAGAAAGGCGCCCCGCAAGGGGTGAATGGTGGTATATATGAGAAAAGCGGATTTGAAGCTACTGAAAAGTGGCAGATATGAACTGAACAAGGCGGAGGACACGACCGCAAGAAAGATCCTCTTTGATAGGTTCATGGAGGATCAATATAAAATGGTCATGCATCACTTGCGCATGGCCAAGGATTCGGAGGATTTTATTAACCGGATTCTGGAAGACCCGGAAATGTCCGGAACATATGCATATGCGTATGCAAGCCAGAACCTGCGGCCGTCCGGTCACTGGGGCAGAGTGCGCGGTATGTTCGGCTCCAGGTGCATTAAAACAGAATCTGACGCCGGCGGGGTAAAGATCGGGAACGCTTCGGCTTACTCGATCATACCGAACGGCGTCGGGGATGGAACCACCAGAGTAGCCGTGTTCCCGAAAGGGGGGCCGTTTAATGCATCTATGATGCGTTACTTCGGCATGATCGGCGGGGATGATCTCGCCGTGTATTCCTACGACTGCGGGGACGATATAGCCGTGCAGTTGGACGGGGACAGATACCAGACTTATTTCTATGATGGTTTGGTAGCCATCGTTGAAATCTAAATAATGCAGGCTGGGCTATCGGCATGACGGGCAGAAAGGGGCGGAATATGGTCAGAAAGGAAGAGGCATACAATCATGTATATGCCGTTGTAAAAAAAGAAGTGAGCGAAACTGTTCACATGGCGCATCTTAGGGAGCGCCTAAGCCGTGAGCGTTATAACGCTCACGAAGAAAGAGAGATCCGGCGGCATCTCTCAAAATGGGGCATAATGCCGCTATATAATAAATATAAAGGCTTGTCCGGCCTTGATGCTTTAGAATGGTCGGAGTATGATGCCTATTATTCGCCGGCCGACTTACTGGAAAGCCTCCGGGCAGACTTCCCAGAAAAAGCAGAGTCAGACTTGTTGACCGCATACAAGCGGGCTAACAAGTGGCTGGATATGCCGAGCGCATACCATGTATGCGCTGAGATCCTGCGGGGGAATATGTAGCGCAGGGCTTATATTAAAAAAGATCAATAGCCAGGACTAAACACCTTGGCTATTTTTGATAGGGTATGCATACCCTATATATACCCTATGCATACGGTAGGTATACATCTGATACTGATATATATATAATATTTTATTAAAGTAATCATAGTTAGTTATAATAGATTTATAATCTAATATATTATAATAAAATAACTAAGGTTACTAAAAGGGTGTATATATCTTTGTTAAAATAATACTTGACAATAAAAAATAAATCCTGTATGGTATAGGCATAGATTAAAAGATTAGTTTGACGGATTTTGGAAAGTCAAGCAAAAGGAAAGGCCCCCGGGATATACCCGGAGCCAGCAAGACGAAAGGCAGACGGGAACAGGTTGACCGTCTGGAAGAGATTTTTATAACTCAAAAAACGCAACGCCAACGGCCGGCGTCAGTGTTTTCTTTTCGTTTTGCTCTTTTGCTTGGCTTTTTTGCTTTATAATATATTTTATCAAAAAAGTTAGGAGGTGTGTATATATGGCTAGTGTATCAAGTGTACAGGACGGCGCCCCGGAAGTGGTGGGAGCGTTTGAATCTTATCTGGATGAGCTGGAGTTCTGGCTTGATGAGTTCTGTGCCAGCGAGTGCCGGCCACCTATTGAGGACATGGCCGCAGAGTCACAAAGCCGCTGGAACGCTGCGCTAATGTATATATATACTAATACCTTCGGGAAAGATAAAAAAATACTAAAGAGTACTAAAAAAAACAAGGGTAATATGATTATGCAGTCAACTTGTAATGCATATGATTTTAATAAATTAAATATAATATTAAATAAATATTTTTACATGTGTATGAAAAATGATAAGGAGTGTAACCCTATAGGGTTTAGCTTAATAACAGGAGTGGACTATACCACGGTTATTAAATGGGGAACAGGCGGGGCACTTAGCAGCGAGGGTTTCAGCCTTTCGCAAAAATTAAGGGCTTTTCGCGAGGAATCTCTTAGCGCCAAACTTCCAACGGCAGGGAGGAACGCCGTTGGCGTGCTGGCGATCCTCAACCATCATTTCAGCTGGAATCTGCCGGGAGTGTCAAAAGAGATTGTTGCGGCGCCTAAAACTGTAGCGGATCTACCAACATTAGACGGCCAAACGCCAAAGATAGAGGATAAACCGCAAGATATAGTTATTGAACAACTGCCAAATACAACATAGAGTAATGACTCTATTTGACAAACCGGAGTTTGTCCAAGAGAGTGAAACAAAAGGCCGCTTGATCCTTGCTGTATCTGATCGCTTGGGCGTTGGGCGCACCCCCCCTCCCCCTCCTATAGCGGAGACGCACACCGGACAACTAAGTCCCCAAAATATCCGCCAAAAACAAAAAGGAGAAGTTGAATGTTAAGAGTAACCAGTAGAGAACTACTATTATTAAAAATGCATAGAGGGGATATAGTAATAAAGCATTTATTCCGGGGATATTATATAGCCAAGAAAAGGAAACGGTTTCTTGTACGGCTGTTGAAATTGATTTAAGGAGATATTGGCAAATGGAGAATACCTGTAGAGTTGATATGACTAACAAAGACAATAAAATCGTTATTGGGTCAATGATGTTATGTGCTTGTGCCGGGGAGATACAGAGCGAAGTAATATCATCCATCGTCAGCGGGACGGTAATTGATACGGAATTGGTAAAAGAACTGGCAGATAGCATTTTGCATTCTGTATAGGAAATAAAAAACGGATTAGATATAAAATGACAAATGGATGCCATATCGGGACCGTTCCTTTCACAATGTGGCAGCACCGAATAAAACCGAGAATAAGGTGCGTAAATGTCATATTACATTTATCATCCAAGCCCGATAGGAGTTTCTGTTAAAAGGCGTGCAAGACGCCTTGTCGGGTTTTGCCACTGAATGTGGCATACACATGTTCACTCCAATATGAGTTTGTAAATACCGGCAAGCGCAACGGCGCAAAGTGGCGGGTCACACCGCCAGGCCGGTTTTGGGTTCATAATTACCCAAACCTCTAATACTTCAAATAGTTTATTTCGGTACTGCTGTAGCTTAATTGGAAGAGCAGATCAGCGGCGCAGGTTCGATTCCTGCCAGCAGTGTTAAATTTCAAAAGGAGGCATGAATATGCTGATTGTTGCATTGCAAGACAATATAGATGATTTGTACGCAATATGGAATACTGTAACAGACAGGTTTTTAGGTGTTAACCTCGGGAAATACGAAGCCGTTGGAATCATAATGGACTACAAAGGAAATTATACTTTCGACGAAGCATTGGACAGAGTAGACCACCCACAGCCATTTATAGATATTGCAAAGTGCTTATGTGAAGAGCTTAATCGTGATGATGGCAAAGTTGAAAACGCAATTAAGCACTTGAAAGAAATATCGTGGGAAATCGGGACTACCGGCGTTGAGCATCTTTCAGAAAAGGACGGACAAAAAATGAGAGAGTACATAAATGTACTTGAAAACAGAATTGATGAATTAGAACTATAATTGCGAAAAGGAATAGAAAATATGAAAAAATTATTTGTAAGTGTGCCGATAAAAGGCAGAACAGAGGAAGAAATCAAAGCAAGTATTCAGAAGATGAAAAAGATTGCTGAAATATACGAGGGCGAGAAATTAGAGCTTATCGAAAGCTACATTGAGGATAACCCACCTAAAGACAGTAGAGAAGCTGTATGGTATTTAGGCGAGAGCCTTAAAAAACTGGCACAGGCTGATGTATTTATTGGGATACAGGAACACTATGACTGGAGTGGTTGCCGCATTGAATTTCTTACGGCACAGGAATATGGAATTAAATTATATACAATTCCAGCAAGTTATGTAATTGATAACTATAATTCACTTTTGAATAGATTGCATTCGGCTTGTAATGACGCAATGCCAGCATTTTAATAAAAATATTTACCGGCTACAGATTGATTGTAGTCGCTAACCTAGAAAAATTATAGGCAGAGGTCTTTTTTTAAGCACCTTTGCTTTTAAGCGAGGTGCTTTTTTTGAAATCTGATGGTCTAAAAGAAAAAATCCAAGGATATGAAAACTACATAGCAAAAAATGGAATCGACGAAACAGTCATGAGGGCATATGTGCAGGCCTGTAATGTTGCGGATCAAATGAAAGAGGAAGATAAAGTCCTTAAAATCACAAAAAGGGCAAAAGAAATAATCCAGTCTTTCTGCAAGCAAAAAACAGGCGGTACAATATGGGATCTGGAAAAGTATGCTTTTGCGCACAATGCAAGGTACCAACTTATTGATTTATATTATGAGCCTGTACTGATCGAAGCAAGAAGAAAAATATTTGACAGTTATATGCAATATATCGAGAAGAACAGGGAGCCGCAAGAAAGGTTTTATATGCCTAAAAAGAAATGCTTTGAAAAGATGGGGCTTATTGATTCATTACAAGGAATGATTGATGATAAATACGATATATTGTGTATTTCCGGGGTTCCTGGCTTTGGAAAAACAACGATTGAGAAGTTTTTTAATTCGGCAATAATAGGCTGGTACCCCAAAGAATATACTTTGTTTTACTCACACAGCGGAGATATTACGAGAATGTATTATGATGGCGTTTATGACATAGTAGCAAACAAAGAAGAATACACATGGCATGAAATTTTCCCCAAATTAAAAATAACGGGTACAAATGCAAAATTAGAGCAGCTTAATGTTGGGAAATACAAGCCATTCCCATCCTTGCAATGTACATCAGTTGGAAGTAGCAATGCCGGAAAAGTTCGTGCTTCAAAGTTTTTACTTGTAGATGACATGATCGGTGGAATTGAGCAAGCCTTAAATCCAACGATACTAGAAAAACTGTGGGGAAAATATTCTATTGATGCAAGGCAAAGAAAAACTGTTGATATAGACCAAAAACCATGCAAGGAAATACACATAGCAACAAGATGGAGCGTAAAGGATGTAATCGGACGGATACAAGATGAGTATGCCGGGGAAAAAAGGGTAAAAGTAATAGAAGTTCCGGATATTGATCCGAAAACAGGGAAAAGTAACTACAACTATGAGTTCGGAGGGTTTACTGAAAAGTTTTTTGAAGATCAGCAAAGACTTATGGATGAAATCTCTTATAGGTGTCTTTACAAACAGGATCCTATCGAAAGAGAAGGATTGCTCTTCCCAGAAGACAAAATACGAAGATATTTGAATCTTCCACACGGAGAGCCAGAAATTATTACAGGGCAGTGTGATACAAAGGGAAAAGGAACAGACTACTTTGTTATGCCGATATTGCAGAAATACGGAGAAGATTATTATTGCGTTGATTGTGTGTGCAGCAATACTTCTGACTACGAAGAACAGTACAGAAACGCTTCGTTCGTTTTAGTAAACAACAAAGTCCAAGAATGCGAATTTGAACGAAACGCAGGAGGAGACCGTGTTGCTATGGAGGTAAATAAAAGAGTTGAATCTGCTGGGTGGATTTGCAATATAACAGATACCCCGACAGAAACAAATAAAGAAGCAAGAATATTCCAGTGTTCAAGCTGGATATTACAGCATGTTATTTTCAAAGACTCCTCGAAGTACAGTCCGAAAGAACCTTACGGCGTAATGATGGGTCTATTGAAACGATATTCTGTTTCCGGGAAAAAGCAATTAGATGATGTCCCGGATGTTTTTTCAAACTTTGCCATAAGGATGCAGAAAAAGAAAAATGTATCAAAGGCAGAGGCAGTAATCAATCCGTTTAGGGGGTATGGTGGAATATGGTAACAAAAAATGTTTTATCACAGTATGTAGACTTAAGAAAAGAAATGGGCGAGGTGCGAAACAAAATTAAGAAACTGGAATCTGATATAAAAAAAATAGAAGATGGAGAAACGGTAAGAGATACTGTTACCGGAGGGTATGGCGGTACACAGCATTTTAAGGTAGAGGGAATACCGGTACCGGAATACAGCAGAAAAAAAACATTGTTGTATGCCAGAAAAGCAACGCTGGAGTTGCTGGAAATTGATCTGGTAGAAAAAACAAATGATGTTGAAAAGTTTATAGCGTCCGTCGATGATAGCAGAGTAAGAAGAATTATCAATTTAAGATTTTTGGAGAGTAAGTCATGGAATGAAGTAGCGGATGCAATCGGCGGAGGAAATACAGAAAACAGCGTCCGGATGATTTTTAACCGTTTTATGGAAAGTTGTTCGATATGTTCGGATAATATGTTGTAATATTAAAATGCCAGTTATCATATAATACAACAAACCGTGGTGTATTATTCGTGAAAGGAGCGCAATTTTACGCTCCTTTTTCTATGCAAAAAAGGAGAAAAATGAGTAAAAAAACAATATATTGTCCAGATTGCGGAAGAAAAGTAGCAGAATACGATGGAATAACAAAATCAAATGTATATTCCGTTTGCCGCAAGTGCAAAAGACAAATTGTGTATCTGACAGATACTGGAGAGACAGTAAGCAAAAGAAGGTCAAACCGAACGACCTCGAGTGGTATGTCGTTTTGTTAAGTAAGGAGTGTAGTTTATGTTTAGGTATTATGGGAAAAACATAAGACCGTTTACGGCCGTCAATGGGTGTAATTTTGGAAGAAAGAAAATTATTACAAGAAAAAACCAGATAAGTGCCGGAAACATTATTGAAGAATTAGACAAAGCACTTACTTTTCATAGACAAAATGCTGCAGAAATAGAATACCTTGATAGATACTACCGGGGAGATCAACCTATTTTGTACAGAACCAAGCAAAACAGGCCGGATGTAAACAACAAAATTGTTGTGAATCTGGCATATGAACTTGTGGAAAGAAAAACAGCGGACATATGCGCTGAACCCATCCAATATGTATTGAGAGGAACTGATGAAAAGAAATCAGAGGAAATCACTCAATTAAATGTAACGATGGATTCAGAAAGCAAGCAAGAGGTTGATATAGAGATTTGCAGATGGAGAAGCATTTGTGGAACGGCCTACAGATTTATTGGAAATGATGAATCTAATGGAGAATTGTTGGACGAGAGTGATTTTTTCTTGTCTTCCGAAGACCCAAGATATACATTTGTCGTTTACTACTCAAACGGCAGACCGGCTTTTTCTTGCCAGATAAGGGAGGATGAAGATGGGAAAGAAATTTATTTCTGCTATACAAAAGGAGAATGGTTTTTAATAAGAGATCATTCTATCCAGTCAAATGGCGTAAACGGAAATGGAGCAATCCCGGTAGTTGAATACCCAAACAATGCGAGAAGAATTTCAGATATTGAGATCACGATCCCGATTACTGATGCGCTTAATACACTTAGTTCTGACCGCATAAACGGTATAGAACAATTTGTTTCTTCCTGGATTAAGTTTGTAAATTGCGAAATAGATGAGGAAAATTTCCGGAAAATGGCATTGATGGGAGCGTTAGTTGTCAAATCAAATAACGGATCTGAAAACAAGGCCGATGTTGATGTAATGTCAAACGAACTTAATCAGACAGAGGGACAGGTTGTGTTTGATGATCTGTTTGAAAGGTTTTTGAGTATACAGGGCTTGGCTAATAGATCAAACAACAACGCAGGTGGAGATACTGCCGGTGCTGTAAACCTTAGAAACGGCCATTATGACGCCGGATTAAGAACGGCAATCAACGAGCCAATTCTTAAAAAGTCTGAAAGAATGTCATTAAAGATTATTCTTAACCGGCTAAGGATTAGCAAAGAGTTTACGCTTATGCCGAGTGATATTGAAATACATATCAACCACAATAAACTTGACAATCTGCTTACAAAGGCAGAAGCACTTGAAATTTTAATACGGATTGGAATTGACCCTAAAATTGCGGTTAAAACGGTTGATATGTTTGGCGATCCGGAGTTTGTATCAAAAGAAAGTATTGATATGATGCTAAGGATCCAGGAAACATATGCAAATGGCAATGACCAAGCAAATAAAGAGACGGTTGAATAAACTGTCTCTTTTATTTTATAAAAATGCATCTGTGCGTAAAACAGAAGAAACAATTCAAGCGGAGCAAACCGCGTTAAAAATCGTGAATTGATGGAGGAAAGATTATGACCAGAGAACAAGCAAAACAGAAACTTATTTCTTTAGGAGTTGAGGAGCCGACAGATGGCCAGATTTCTGATTATCTGAACTCAATCAACGAAGCCTTAAAAGGCGAAAGAGAGAAAGCAAAAGGCTACAAAGAAAAAGCTGAAAAGGCTGATGAATTGCAGTCGCAGCTTGACGAATTAAATAGCCAGAATTTATCAGAAACAGAAAAAGCCGCAAAAGAACTGGAAAAAGCCAATCAGAAAATTGCAGAACTCGAAAAGAGAGATGCAGTTAGAACCCAGAGAGCAACAGCCATGGAAAAGTTTGGCATTACAGCAGAACAGGCGAGCAAGGTTGTGACAGATGAAGGAATGACTGATTACGAAGTTTTAGGCCAGATCTTTTCTGACAGCAAAAAAAATGCTGTAGCCGAGTATGAAAAACAGGCATTAGAAAAAACACCAAACCCAGGTGGTAGCACTGGACCTGCTGGAGATCAGAAGACAACTGCTGAAAAGATCGTAGAGAGTCTTTATCCGGCAGACAAAAAAGAAAACAACGATATTATTTCAAATTATTTAGGAGGTAATTAAGATGCAGTTTGAACAGACAAACTATGCAGGGGATGTATTGATCCTTAGCAGAAAACCGTTTGAGGGAATCCCGATGACCTTGGACTTTACCAGCGTCCAGGAAAAACTGGCAAATGGGAAAAAAGTTGTAAAAGCCGGAACACCTATTGGTAAAACTGGCGTAAAAGACAATACAGCAACGGTTGTTGGTATTTTGTTACACGATGTGACAGAAGACCGGCCGCAGGCAACATTGTTGAAAAAAGCATACATCAACGAAAAAGTGGCAAAAGAACATTCCGGTGTAACAATTGATACGGCGGTAAAAACTGCTTTGCCAATGATTGTTTTTGAGTGAAAAAGGAGGACAAAAAATGTTAACAAGTGAAGTTATTAATACATCTGCTATTGCCCTTGCGGCAACCAACGATGCAAGTAACGCAATTCCATATCTTGGTTTGCAGTTTTTCCCGGAAATGAAAAAAGCCGGCCTTGATCTTAAATGGATCAAAACACACAAAGGACTTCCGGTTACTTTGAAAGCATCAAATTTTGACGCTTTGCCTGCATTGAGAACCAGAGAAGGTGTAAAAATCGAAAAAACGCAGATGGCATTTTTTAGAGAAACAATGCAGATCACAGAGGAAGATGAGCAGGAGATCGGAAGAGCCGATGATGAAAACGATCCATACCTTAAAAGTGCATTGCAGAGCGTTTATGATGATACAAATGCACTTTTGAGCGGAGCGGAAGTAGTCCCAGAGAGAATGAGAATGTCTCTTTTGGCAACAACGGAGGGCCATCCATCCATTGGAATCGAATCTGATGGCGTTAAATACGAATATGATTACGACCCTAACGGAGAGTATGCTGCAAAGCATTACTTAAAATTAGAGGGTACATCGGATTGGAGCGACACGGAAAACTCAAAACCGCTGACAGATCTCAACAACGCCAGAAAAGCACTTGCAAAACTTGGCAAAATTGCCAGTTATGTTCTGATGAACTCAAACACATTTGAGTATCTCTTGAACAATAAGCAGGTTAAGAACGCAATTCTGGCACAGAATTTGACAGCCAACATTGAAATGACAGAAGAGAATGTTGTTTCCATTGTAAGATCAAGAACAAAACTTTCTATCGTATTGTACGACAAGATGTACATGGATGAAGACAAAAACGATCAGTATTTTTATCCGGACAATAAAGTTACTCTTCTTCCTGCTGGTGCCCTTGGCAAGACTTGGTTTGGAACTACGCCAGAGGAGAGAACTGCTTCACAGGTAGCGGATGTTGATGTGTCTATGTATGGCGTTGGAATTGCAATCGCAAAGAAAGTGGAGTACGGACCACCGGCAGTTACATCCGTGACTGCATCTGAAATCGTTTTGCCATCATATGAAAATATGGATTCCACCTTTGTTATCAAGGTGTCTACAAAATACACTTACGAGGCCGTAAGTAACGCATCTGGAAATCCTAAAGAGCAGGGATGGTACGAAAAGAGCGGAAACGATTATGTACTCACATCGGATGAAAGTGTGACTGGATCTAAAACCTATTACACAAGAAAAGAAGTGTAAAGAGGTGACCGTATGAAATATCCTTACATCGTAAACAGAAATGGTGTTTGGTATCCATCCGGGGCAGAGGTCCCGGATGATAAACCAATCCCAACAAAAAGTGAGACTAAGAGTTACACAAAAACGGACATTAACAGGATGCCGGTTGACGAATTAAGAGAAATGGCAAAGAAAACCGGTGTAGAAAACGCTGAAACCATGACAGGCGCAGAATTAAAAAAATACATTCTGGATGTGTTTGGGCTTTAGAAAGGGATTTTTAATATGCAGGAATATACATTGGTCGAACAGGTAAAAATTCGACTGGGGCAGTACCATGTAGAAAAAAAAGAAAATGAAGAAGGAGAGGAAGAGGAGGTTGTCGTTTTTGATAAAGTAAACGATAATCCACTTATTTCACAGCTGATACAGCAGGCTAAAGATGATGTCATAAAAGCAAGGTCATATCCCCCAAATTATACAGAAGAACAAATCAATGGAGATTTGGAAAAGTATAAGAGTACGATAATAAACCTTGCGGTATATGACCATTCGCAAGCCGGAGAAGACTATATGTCTTCGTATTCAGAGAACGGGGTTAGCAGAACATGGAAAAGCCGAAATGATCTGATCGCAAATGTTGTTCCGATGGTTAATGTTCTATTGTAGCAGATTGTGCGTTGCGAAAGCAGCAGGGGGCATACATTATGCGGCGGTGGGCTGTATGCCATAAAATGAAAGGTGGTATAGGATGCAGTTAATTGCAATTCTTATAAGCATAGTATCAGTTGTTTTTTCCATCTTTTTTGGTATGAAAAACAACAAACGAACAGATACTAAGGACATTGAAGAAAGAGTAAAACAAAATACAAAGATAAACATGAAGTTAGACAACATCAATTCGACAACCCAAGATATAAAGTCTCAATTGTCAAGTGTTAGGTCAGATATACAGAAGCACAACGACAAGTTGATTGTGCTGGAGCAAAGTTGTAAACAGGCGCACAAGAGAATTGATGAAATCGCATCAAGACTTAATCTGGAAGGAAAGGAGATTGCAAGATGAAAGGAAGAAACTGGAAAGATTGGTTTAAGAAAGCAGGGATTAGAGCAGCGCACACTGTAGCGCAGTCGGCCGTGGCTTGCATTGGAACTGCAGCAGTTGTAGAAAGTGTTGATTGGAAATATGTCTTGTCAGCATCATTGCTTGCTGGCGTATTATCTATCTTGAAAAGCGTTGCTGGACTGCCAGAGGAAGAAAAAAATGCTTAGGTTAAATATGCAGCCGATGAAATATGCCAAGCAAGGCAAGGAAATTACATTATACGAAAGAGACGAATTAGGGAATATTATTTACACCGGCTACACAGACAGCCAAGGGAATTTTATATATTACCTGGATGACTCTGGTAGCAAAATCCCTAAAATAAAAGGCGAAAAAACAGGATATTATGATCCGGTTGATTTTGAAGCAAACATAAGCAACAAGTTAAGCGAAGCGCTTATGAAAGAATTTGGCGTTGATGATTCTGCTTCATACTGTCAGATTGTTGCTGATAAAGGAGAGATTCCTCTTGAAAGCGGAGATCTTGTATGGAAAAAAAGCCAGGTCGGGATAGATAAAGATGGTATGGTCGAAGAAAAGACGGCAGATTACATTGTGAAAGGCGTTGCAGACGAGGGTATCACTTGTGATTTGTTTTTATTACAGAAAAGAGTGAAGCAATGAAAAAAATAAAAATGTCTTTATCGGCAAAATCTATCAAAAATGCAATAAAAGAGTTGCAAAAGTATAAAAATGAATTAAGAGATAAAAGCGAAAAATTCATTGATATGTTATCGGATGCAGGAGAAAAAGCAATGCTCGAAGCAATCAATGAAAGCCCTCTTGGAAATACTGTTAGCGTAAGAGTAGAAAAACAACACACGGAATATGGTTGTAAAGCAATGCTTATAGCGGCAGGAGAAAAACATGAAGTTGAGGGCAGAGATCCTTTTTATACAGTTCTTGCTATCGAATTTGGATCTGGAATACATTACAACAAGATACCTAATCCTAAAGCAAATGAAATGGGATATGGCGTAGGAACATACCCGGGGCAGATACACGCCTTTGAAGATGGTTGGTATTACCTAGGAAACGATGATAAATGGCATTACACACACGGTGTAAGGGCAACAATGCCAATGTATAAGGCAGAAATAGAAATGATGCAGAAATTCAATAGAATTGCAAAGGAGGCTTTTAAGTAGTGGTTAGCGAAAACCAATGGATAAGCGACTTGGAAACAAATATTTTTTCCAATGTAGTGGCATTTGCAAAACCACTACTAGAAAAAGATTATCCGGATGTGCGCTTTACGACTGAAAGTAAAAGCACACAAAAACCAAGGTTCCCCACTGTATATATCCACGAACTAACACCGGTGGAGACCGGATCAACACTGGACGGAAAAACGGTAAACGCAGTAATGGAAACAATGCAAGTTGAAATTACTACAAACACTGACAAATCAGATGCAAAAAAAGTAACCTTGGTTGTTTTAGAAGCGTTCAAACGAATGCGATTTTCCGGGAATCAAATCGGAGAAATACAATATGAATCGGATGTGTATAGATCAATAGCAAGGTTTAGCCGTCTGATTGGAGCAAATGACACACTAAATTAAAAAAAGAGCAAATATGCTCTTATTTTTTTGCAAAAAAGGAGGAATTAAAATGGCAGTAGCAGGAGTATCAACGCTTGGCGTTACTCTTTCATACGGAGTAGAAACAACAGCTGGAACAAAGCCAACAGCATTTACTTTGCTGACAAGAATTAACAGCATTGATGAAATTACGGTGGATCCGGAAAACATTGATGCGTCAGCGTTGGAAGATAGTCAGACAAGAAATATCCCAGGAAGAGATACATTGACTGACACTATGGCGGTAACGGTAAATAAGACAAATGAGACCCTTGCAGAGTGGGAAAAACTTATTTCGGAGTATAAGAAACTTACAGGCGGCAAAAGAATGTGGTTCCAGGAAATCACTCCTGGTCTTGATGAGGCTGAATTTTATGTAGCATCACCACCTACTAAAATTCCGAAATCCGGAAAAGAAGGAAATAGCCTTGCGACTATGGCAATGAATCTTATCATTGATGAGTTGATCGGAAGTGATACCAAAGTAGAACCTACAGCGGGGGAATAAGTAGCCATTCGTTAGATAATGAAAAAGAACCGGCCGTTGTTACGGATGGCGAAGAAACAAAAACCAAAACGGTCATTGATGACTTAAATATTTAATGTGAGAACTGGTGGCGGTTAAGACCGCCACCTTTCCCTATAAAAGGGAAGAAAGGGAAAGGTAAAGAATATGAAAACAATTACAGTAGACGGAAAAGAATATAAGATTGAATTTAGAATGAAATCAATCGAGTGCAAAAACCTTATTCAGAAAATGTTTTTGATGCTTTCCGGCGCACATGTGCTTAGACAGTTAGACAACGAAGGAAAAGGAGAAATCGGTGCAATGATGGATGGAACTGCCAATATGGCAGCAGACACGATTGACACAACGCAGATTGCTTTTTTTGCCGGGCTGCTGCAGCACCATAATATGAGTGAAGATGAAGCAAATGAATTGCTTGAAAAATACATGGACGAGAAAGACATTGGCTTCTATGATGTCTTTGAGGAAATCAAGGAATGCATGGAAGATGATGGTTTTTTCAAACGAAGCGGTCTTCAGAAGATGATGGAAGAAATGAACAAGAACTTCGAGGAACTGGATCAGGAAGAGAAAAAAGAACCGAAGAAACCGCAGGATCACAAGAAGAAACAGACTTCCACAAAATAATATGGGATGAGTGGTTCCCAGATGCAGTCGCAATGGGAATCACTTTAGAAGAATTTGAGAACATGAACCCAAGAATGATAGAAAGTTACAGAAAAGGGTTTGAGCAAAGGCAAGAACTTGAAGACGAAAAGATGTGGAATTGGTTTGGAACATACGGAATTTCCGCTGTAATGGTTGCGGTGGAACACGCACTTTTGGGGAAAGATGCAAAAAGCGAGTACCTAAAAGAATCAATAACCAAGATGCAGAGAAGAGAAAATGGGGAACTGACAGAAGAAGAAAAGCAAAAAGAACTTGAACAGTACATAATGGAAAGAGAAATAAGAAAAGCCAACTGGCGGTTGGCACATCAAGATGGAAAGGGCAGAGATTGATACTGCCCTTTTTTAATTTGAAAAGAGGTGGATTTGCATTGTCTGAAATGGATTCTTTAGAATTGGAGATTTCTGCGGAAACAAGTAAAGCAGAAAAAAATATTGATTCTTTATGTCGAAAATTGGAAAATTTATCAAAATCTATTACAAGAATCGACACAAAAGGGATGCAGAAATTTTCAAGTGGAATAAATATGATGGCATCTGGAATGAATAAAATGAAAGATGTCAAAATGCCGGATTTTACAAGAACAGTAAAAGGGTTAAAAAAGTTTGAAGAACTAGACGGAAAAAAAATATCCACTGTTAGCGATGCCCTTAATCCGCTATCGGCATCATTAAAAAACATAGGGAATACAAATTTTAACAATAAGAATGTAAACAGCATGGTAAGTGCTATAGCAAGGCTTACAACATCATTGAGCGGCAATGTGGATGTTTCAAAGTTAGGAAGCATCGGTAACGGAATTACAAGCCTTGTAAGTAGCCTTTCTTCTGCTGGCAAAATAGAAAATAGCGTAACAAGGGTAGTTGGCGCAATTGCGAGACTGGCAAGTGCCGGAAGTAAAACAGGTATGTCAGCAAGCGGATTGCCGCTGATGCAAAAAAATCTAGAATCATTTATAAAAACACTGGCAAAGGCACCGGTTGTAGATGCAGGAACTACAGAAATAACAACGGCCATTGCAAAATTAGCAAGTGCCGGCATGAGGACAAAGCAGACGGCAGACAACTTGAAAAATCTGTCTGACAAACTGTTGTTATTTATAAAATCATTGCAAAGTGCGCCGCAGGTGTCACAAGGAACCGTTCAGCTTGTATCAGCCATAGGTAATTTGGCTACTGCCGGATCAAAAGCGGGAACGGCATTAAATGGTTTTTCTGGATCGGCAAACAGAGGGTCAAAAGTTGCGTCTTTTTTTGGAAACAAGATAAAAGAGGCTGCTTCAAAATTTAGTCCGTTTAATAAAGGCACGAAGAATATGGCACAGGTTGTAGGATTGTTTTATGCCAAGGCGTGGATAGCCATAAGAGCATTAAAGGGACTTGGCAGTGCAATCGGATCAGCGCAGGACTACATAGAGGAATTTAACTATTTTTCTGTTGCATTAGACAAAATAGGGAAAGATAGTGCCGAAAATTTTGCGGATGCAGGGTATAAAAGCGCGGAAGAATATGCAAAGAGTTTTAGAACCAGATTTTCAAAACTGCAAACTCAAATGACTGGATTTAATGTGGATTACAACACAGGAGATCTGGAAAGCAAGATGCAGAATAATCTTGGTCTTAATATAACAAAGGTTATGAATTACAACGCCGCTATTTCACAGATTACTAACTCCGCAGGGATGCTTGGAGAGACTTCCATCATGGCGTCAAAAGCGTTATCAATGCTTTCTGCGGATTGGAGTTCCCTGGCAAATGAAGATTTGCAGACAACCATGGATCATCTTAGAAGCGGTATGATTGGAATGAGTAGGGCTGTTTATAGTTACGGAATCGACATTACAAAGGCTGGTTTAGCACAAACGGCATTTAATCACGGTGTCAGCGAGAGTGTAAACAGCATGAGCCAAAACGAAAAAATACAGTTGCGTATCTTGACCATGTTAGAGCAATCAAAAGTTGCATACGGCGATCTTGGTAGGACAATCAATCAGCCTGCGAACCAGTTAAGAATGTTGCAGGCTGGATTTGAAAACTTGGCTAGATCAATAGGAGCCTTGTTTATACCTGTATTAGAGAAAGTATATCCGTACCTTAACGCTGTTGTTATGGTTTTGCAGGATTTTGTTTCTTGGGTGTCAAAATTGGCAGGAATAAAACTGGGAGACCTCTCAAATTCATGGAAAATGCCAGATTATGGGGATGCGGCAGACGATATGGATGATTATGCCAAGTCCACAAATAAGGCGGCAAAATCAACCAAGAAATTGGCTGATAACATCCAAGGCTTTGATGTGCTGAACAAACTGCAAGACAATAGCACTTCCGACGGAACCAAAAAGACAAATCCCGGAAATGGAAATGATTTTGATTTGTCTGCCGATATTGCAAAGGCGTTAAAAGGATATGAAAGTATCTGGGACAAGGCGTTTAACAGCAATAAAAATAAGGCAGTGCAATACGCACAAAGGATTAAAAAAGAAATATTAAAAGGATGGAGAAAAGGCGGAGACTACACAGAAATAGGAAAGGCGTTAGGAACTTGGATTTCAAACGGTTTAAGTAAAATACCTTGGGCATCTATACAAGGCACAGGAAAGAAACTTGCCAAGTCACTTGCTACCTTTTTGAATGGGCTTATAAGAGGCACAGACTGGGTAGTTATAGGCCAAACAATAGCAGAGGGATTAAACACAGGAATAGGAGTTGCTTACACATTTCTGACCACATTTGATTTTTTAGCTTTTGGACAATCCATAGCAACAGGACTTGATAGTGCGATAAGAAGATTTGACTGGACAAAAACAGGAAAACTTATGGGTGCAAAATTAAGGTCGATTATAACTTTTGCGTTTGGAGCAATTTCCACATTAAAGAGCAAAAATACATTTAACATCCTTGGAGAAAAAATAGGAGATCTTATCAACGGATTCTTTGAAGATATGAACAAGGTAGGAAAATCCGGGAAAAGCGGATGGCAGGAACTTGGAGAAAGCATATCGGACGGAATAAAAGGTATTGGAGATACGCTTATTTATGCCATGGAAAAAGTAAAATGGGATGAAGTAGGAAAAGCAATCGGAGATTTCCTTGGTTCCATTGATTGGATTGGAATATTAGGAAAAACAGCCCATGTGATTACTACTGCCTTGTGGTCGTTGCTAAAAACTGCTTTTTACGCATTTAAGACAAACCCGGCAGGAATGACGCAAACAATTATTACGGTATTTAGTGCCGTATTTGCTTACAAGAAGTTAAAAGGTATATTGTCCATATTTACATCACTTTTTTCATCGGGAATTGGTGGAGGAATAGATGGTGCTGCACCAATAGTACAAGGAAAATTCACAACCATGCTGACCTCATTAAAGGGCAGTCCAAAACTTAGCGCGGCCGGAACGGCAATAGGAAGCGTTATGGGAGCCGCTATCGTTGCGGCGGTTGCTGTCTCTTGGGCGAAGTCACAATGGCAGGAAACATTGTCAAAATACAGCCCTTCAGAAGTAGCAGAAGAAACTCCTTTGCTTCTCAAACCGTTTTCAGGACTTGGAGTGCTTTTAAGCGGAGAGTATTCAGCCAGTGAATGGGTTAGCGGCATTGGAGATATGATTAGTGATAAAATTGACATTGCACTGCATGGCGCACATTATGACAGTAAATTTGAGACAACAGAATCAAGAGTAAATTCCAGGCTGAAAGAACTTGGGGAACTTACAAATGGTGGTAAAAGGCAGGAAGAGTACCTTGCTGACATGAAAAAGAAAAATAGAAAATTGTACAACAAAATGTTTGTTGATACATGGGACAGTGAAGGGAAAAATGTAAGAGAAAGAAGGGATGAATACTACCAGAAAAACCAAACGAGAACTGCGGCTTATAAATCTCTGAAAGGAATACGAGGATCAGAAGATGCAGAATCATTAGTAAGCAAAGCCCTTACAATGTTCAAAAGTGGTCAGATTGATTACCAGACATACGACAATCTGATGGCGAAAACCTACAAATCAACAGCAGAGTGGAACAATGCTTTAGATGATGCCAGAACATCTTCCAGACTTACAAATGGTAATATAAAAGAATTTAATAAGTACGGAGAAAAGTTCAAGAAGACCATGGATAAGGCCGGTGTCAGTACCGGGGTTACAAGTACAGCGTTGTATGTACTGAAAAAAAGACTTGACAAAGGAGAAATCTCATTTGACCAGTACAAAAAAATCTGCGATAAAAGTTATAAAAGCACAAAGGACTTTTATACACAATTAAACAAAATTGCAGGTAAAAAAGTCACTACTAGCATAAAAACTGAAATTGAGGGTATGAACCAAGTAGATGATCTTGGAAGAAAGATTGATAAGATCGCTCCGGGAGTATACTTTAAGGTTGATGCGGATGTTTCAGAAGTGGAAGGGAAAATCAAGAATCTTACGACAGGAAAAAATATCAAAGTAAGTGCTTCTTTTAACACTAAAGATTTAATGAGTAAGATTAGGAAAGAGTTAGGAGGTATTAAAGGAAAAGACGGAAATCCTCTTATTCCTACAGCACAACTTTTTCCTACTGCAAAACAGGTAAAATCTTACTTTAACAGCCTTATTAAAAAAGGTGCATTTGATACCGACATGACATCAAAGTTTTTGAAAGGCGTCAAGGTTGACAAAAAGGCCAAAAAAGTAAGAATGAAACGAACAGGAATAACTGTTCTTGATTCTACCAGTGCGGCACCGTACATAGCGGCCGGATATAAGGTAGAGTGGTACAAGAATGGTGGCACACCGCCAGTTGGTCAAATGTTTATGGCAAGAGAAAGTGGACCGGAACTTGTAGGAAAAGTAGGATCACAGAATAAAGTCGTAAACAACGAACAGATATACACCGGAATTACAAACGCCGTTGCTCCTAGTGTTTATACCGCCGTAAAAGCGGCCATAAATGAAACCATCGGTAAAATGGATATTGGTGGAGGGGATGTTTACCTGGACGGCAAAAAGATTACAACAGAAGTAATGAACAACGCAACCAGAATAAGTAAAGGCCGTGGCGGCACATCATGGAGTATGGCTTGATAATATCCGCATAAAATGATAAAATAAAACAAAAAATGGAGGGAACAATATGTTTTGTAAAAAATGTGGAAAAGAGTGGACGGAAACGGCAAGATTCTGTGATGGATGCGGTGCGCCTGTATCAGCAGAAGTTGAGTATGAGGAGAAGAAAAAGGAACAAGATCAGAAAGCGGAGAGCAAGCCTGTAAAGAAAAATAAACACACAGGGCTAGGAATTGCCGCCGCAGTTTTTTGTGGCATTGGTATATTAGGAATCATATTGCCGTACTCATTAAGGATGGTTTTATGTTTGGTTGCAATGATTTTAGGAATTGTAGACTTAGCAACGCCGAGCGAACACAAAAACATCGCCGATGATGTTCTGGCGATTGTTGTTGGGTCTATTTACTTGCTTTATGTACTGTTTACCGTATTTTTGGTTGGTGTAGTGATTTAGATACTTGCTAAAAACAGAATAACTAATAAGAAAGACGCTAGAGACAATCTGGCGTCTTTTTATTATGCATTTTTTAGGAAAAGGGGTTGAAATATGAGCAGTTATACAAGGCCGAAGATAGACGGAGAAAGCATACCGTCTCCATCTGCAAGCGGGGTGCAAATAACAAGAGAACTGGTACAGAGTTCCAAAACAAGGAGAACAAGTGGAACTGGCAAAATGACAGGAAAAGTTGTTACGAACAAAGTAACGGTAAAATTTTCTTTTCCACCAAGCCTTACTCCGGCAGAGATAAAAAAAATTAAAAGATTGGTAGTAAACAATACATTTATTCATACATTATCTTTTGTGAACGAATATTCAGAAGTAGAAACAATAAAATGTTACTTTGGCAATTATTCTGTAGAACAGTATGGATTTATAAATGGAAGAATAATATCACAATCCCTTAGTTTTGAAGCAGTAGAGCAGTAAAGGAGAGATACCATTATGAGCGTAACAAGAGAAATAAAGGTATACAGAGGATTATACAATACAGGAGAAAAAATCAATTTTTCTCCAATTACGGAAACTGTAACCGGGGATATATTGGAAACCTGGTACTCAATAGAAGTTTCTGGCGGTATTCCGGCAAAAGATATGGGCGTGGAAACGACAGATGGATTCGTTTACCCAATGTTTGCAATCCACGGCGGCAGAACATATTACTATGATAGAAACACCCAAGAATCTATCACATTAAAAGGGGTCCTGTTGAACCATGAAATTGATAATTCGTGGATTGTTGTTTATGCTCCAAAAGGGAATTATGGTATAGGTGTGCCAAGACCAGAAATAGCCTATACTGAAAATAAGGATGTCAGAATACATGTCGGAAGTAGCGTTGATACCATTGAAAATGATGTTTTAGAGCAGTCAGAAGATTTTGACTTTTTTGAGATCAGCATTAGTAACGGTGTAATGTCGGATAATTTCTTTACATATGGGGGAACTTTTAGCCCCACATGTACCATAGAAATGATGCCAACAGATAAAATAGCACAGGGAAATTTTATCCGGCTTGAATTTAAGTTATACGGAATCTGGCAGAACTTTGGCGTTTTCTATGTAAAAGAACCACCAGAAAGCACAAGTGAATATGTATCTGTAAGTGGTATTGGTATGCTTGAAATGTGCGGAGACTTTATTGCTAGCGACGCAACGAAGCCAGAGGGAACATGGAAAAGTTCTATCTTGTCGATAAAAGGACTGGTCCACTACATTTACGATTCATTTGGCGTTCCGGTTCTTTTTAATTTTGATGTAAATAGGACTGAAACACAAAGAAACTACTACCAAAACTCGTCTATTGTCATTCCTCATGGAATTGAGGAATACGAGATGGAATCAAACGGCATCACATATTCCGGGTATATCATGAAAGAAGGATTTACAAGTGTCAGAAATGCTATATCTAAACTGGCAGTTGCTTTGTACTCAAATGCCGTTGAAATTGCCGGTGCAATCGTAATAATGCATAACGATGAACATGACTTTGCAGATTGCGGATGCTTTGAAGATGATATGATAGAAGAACCGGTTCAGAGGATGAACGCATACTATTGCCCTTATAAAGTGAATGTAGAGTGCCAGCAGATGCAAATGACAGAATTTTCAAAGAAAGTCACGGATTCAACCGGAACAACAGTAAAATATGAGGCTACCAACGCTCCTGCGCTCATGGACACAACAAGAATCGTAAATATTCTGAATGAAAAGGTTATAGATGAAGCAAGAAAAATAATTTACTACCCTGTCACAATAGCAGAAGATGATGGTGGATGGTGCGATGTAACACACCTTAGCCCTATATACTGGGGTCAAATGGATTTTGCAAAATATCCTATCCATGATTTTGCTACTTTAATGGCTCTTAACAAGCCGTTTTATTATTACCCAATAGAAACAGAATTAAATGGGTACAGTCCTTTTGTTTATGCAGGCGCAGGAATAAAAATTAGAATCAATGGCACAGTCCGCTTTGTGTATGTAGGCACACTTGACCTTTCATGGGAAGGTGGAATGTTCAGTATGTCAATATCTTCTCCGGCAGATATTGATTTGTACGGTGGAAATGATTCTACGACAAGCAGTGGTGCAAGTAGTTCTGCGGGAATTGGAACGCTTAGTGCAGGAGTTCTTAATTCCATGAAAAAGGCAAAATTACTCGATGCTAAAAGCATCTTGGGAGAAAAAATAGCAGATTCGACCATAGAAAATGCGAATATTGCAGATGCGACAATTGGTTATGAAAAAGTGAATAAGTCATTTATTACTGATTTGACAGCAGATAATGCATACATAGAAAATCTGACCGCAAAGGTGGCAGAACTGGGCTATTTGAAAGCAGATAGCGCAGATTTGAAATATGCTACAATCATAAATCTGGAGGCAGTAAGCGGTAAAGTTGATACATTAGAAACGAAAGCAATCACAACTGATAATTTGACCGCAAAAGTAGCCGAGTTAGGTTATTTGACAGTGGATGCGGCTGATATAAAATACGCAAACATAGAATTGTCAAATATAGAAACGGCAAATGTAGGGAAATTATTTGCAGATGTTGGACTGATCGACCGGGCAACGATTGTTGAGGGGCATATTACTGGATTCCTTGATAGCGTGGAAGTAAACGCCGCCAGTATTACGGCCGGCACCTTAATAGCAGACAGGATATTGCTTAGAGGAAATAACCAAGGCGTATTATATGCATTAAACAACTTTGGAGAATTGCAAAGCCAAAATGTAGATACGCTTGATGGATATGTTTTAACAGATCATACCATTACGGCAGATAAGATTGTGGCAAAAAGCATTACAGCAAATGAAATTGATGTTGAAAATCTATTTGCACAAAACATAACAGCAACATCCATGACCATAACAGGAGATAGCAAGTTCGGTCCATTTGGCGTCTCTTCGGATTTTGCTGAAATAATAGCACGAGACACAGATCATAATCAAGTCAGTATCGGAACAAAAAAACTTGATTTGTATTCTGGTGTGGTTGGAACAGAAGAATTTGAACACATGGCTATTTCTTCTAATGGTTTTTACACATTAAATGGTGCCGGTGCTATTGCTAGCTATGAGTTGAGCGGCTTCAAAATTGAAAACGATAGCAAAACAGTAGGGATAAAAGGAGAGTTCGATAAAATTGAATTTAGAGACGTTCAATCAGCAAGTAAGATTGTAACATACGAATTGGATGGAATATATTTTACAGGCGTATCGAATTTTACTATTGGAGCAGGCCTAAAAACTTACGGAGATCTAACGGTAAATAACACTACATTTATCGAAGATGATGGAATTTCATTTGTAAATTCATATGGAAACCGAGTTAAAAATATTCATATGATAAGCGCTTCGAACAATTTTGAACTTGGATATGGAGGATACAACAATAAAATCGGTGCCACGAATATTTATGGAAATGAGATACAGTTGTTGACTCGGGGAAATATCACATCAAATAGGCAGTTAAAATATCTTTGGACAGGAGCCCATTTTATGAATGCTAACCAAACTGCAACACTAAACGATAAAATTTCAAATCAGTTAAATGGAATAGTTTTGGTTTGGAGTAAGTATTCTAACGGGGCACAAAATTACGAATGGAATTGTTTCTTTATTCCTAAACAAATAGTTACTGAACAACCTGGTGGAGGTCATGCAATGTATTGTATAGGATCGTGGCCTAGTTATAAGTACGTTTATATAAATCAAACAAATATAACAGGATCAACCGCTAATGAAAGTAAGAACAATAAAATAAATGGTGTTACCGTGGATAGTACAAACCATGTATTGAGATATGTGATTGGAGTGTGAATATATGAGCGATATACGAATTAAAAATGTAGATGAAAATGGCGTTAAAATCGGAAACATCGACTGGTCAAAATGGGACCGAGTAAGTGTAGAGGAAGTTTTCGATGATAAAGAAGAAGTTGTCGAGATATTGTCTCACTGTCGTAAGTACACTACCGAGGAATTACAGCAGCGGCTCTTAGCGGAGCTTGCTGCGACCGAGGGTGAAGATGTACAAGCCGCCCTATGTGAGTTAGCGGAGCAGCAGGCGTCATATGAAAATGATGTAAATGCCGCATTATGCGAATTATATGAACTGATAGAGAAAGGAAGTGGTAACAATGGCTAAAATCTACTATAGGCGCATTGTAGCAGGGCAAATAACGCTTGCTGATGTGCCGGACAGGTACAAGGAACAAGTTAAGATCATGCTTGAAAATGATGGCATAAATTAAGGAGGAATGATAATGGAAAATCAGTTGACCAGAGAAGATTATGTAACAAAAAAACTTGGTAGTAAATTGGCGTCTCTTGAAGCGTCTCTTGCCAAAACGGAATTTGCGTTTATGGCTTTGCAAGAGGAAAACGAGCGGCTTAAAGAAGAGATTAAGTCCTTAAAACAAGAAAGCGAGGTAAAGAAAGATGAAAAAACAAAATGATATTAGAGTTGACCTTGAAAAAATGCACCCATGGCTTGTGTACAAATTAAAACTTTTGCTCAAACACTGCAATGAGAATGGAATTTATCTTATCATTACGGAAGGATTCCGGACAAAAGAGTATCAAGACAGCCTTTATGCAAAGGGAAGAACAAAGCCTGGTAAAGTGGTTACAAACGCAAAAGGAAGTACATACAGTTCGCAGCACATGTGGGGAATTGCTTTTGATATTGCTATCAACGACAGCAAATTGCTTTATGACAATGGGACCATTAAGAAAGTTGCTAAGATCGCAAAATCAAAAAAAGTAGGTCTTTCTTGGGGTGGAGATTGGAAAAGCATTGTTGATACACCACATTTTTACCTTGGAAAGTGGGGCAGTACGACAGCCAAACTGAAAGAAAAATACACAACCCCGGACAACTTCAAAAAAACATGGACTTCTGTTACAAAAAAGCCATGCAAATTATGGAGCAAGAAAACTCTTCGTGCTAGCAAGGCTATTTTATCTATCAAAAAAGGCTCAAAAGTAGAGGTGCTGTATAAATCCAAACTTGGCTACGCAAAAGTCAAATACAAAGGGAAATATGGCTTTGTATTTAAGAGTGTTTTGTAATTAAAAAAGGGCAGGGGGAACGGATCCCTCTGCCTATAATTAAATGATGCAGGCAACATAGCCTATAAAATCATCTATTTCATTATCTTTCAATACAGGCTTATCATTTTTCAATGAACAGAAAAACGAGCCTATCTTTCTGTAGAATCTTATAAAATTCTGAACCCTAATAACGCATATTTCGCTTATTCTTGGGTTCCTGTCATTTGCTATCAGCAGTGTATCAAAAGGAGAAAATAACGGCATATAGTCACTTTTAGAGACGGATATACCAAAAAATATCGTACTGTAAAGCCTACTTTCTAATGATGGTATTTCTATTTTCTTGCAGTCGTTTGTTAGTTCCATATTATCCGATAATTTCATAACGGTAATAGTCTTTTCCTTTTCTGTAAATCCCTTTTCTGATTCTTTCAGATAATCCGCATACCAGCGAATAAAGTATTTATCCTTGGGAGAAAGGGAACGGCAGGGAGAAAGAATTGACGCTAAATCCTCATCAATCGTTCCAGATCCGATCAATTCATCCACGCTTACATTTAATGCCCTTGCTATCGGTACAACAGTGCTTAATTTCATATCGTCTGATTTTCCGTAAAGGAAATTGTTTAGGGTCGAGAATGATACCCCGGACGATTCTGATATTTCTCTGATTGTAATTTCCTTTTGCGACAGGTACAAAAACATATTCTGTCTAAATGCGCTCAAAAAGTTTTCTCTGTCGGTAACAAGATTCTCTTGAATTTCCAGCAATTTTTCTCTTTGCATGATATTCCTCCGTGTAAAATTATTTGCTAAAATACAAAATGTCTTGAGCGACAAGGCAATTTCTGGATGATGAGGGAATGGCTGCGGCTGGCGGTTCCCTCATTTATAAATATTTTATAAACAAATAATAATAAAATCAAGAAAAATCGTTCGACAAATTTTGACAGATATTGGAGGAATTATATGAGCAAGGAAGATTACAGGGTAAAAATAATGGAACTGGTAGAAAAGTGCAGTGACAAAAAAATACTTAGAGTAATATATATGTTTTCAAAAAGATTGATGGAATAAAAAATAAAGCCAAGGGTTTGCGCATTGCCATTGGCTCTTTTTTACTTTTCGAGAAATTTGTTTGCAAATTCCTCGATTGCTTTCCAACCAGATTCGTCTAATTTCAACATAGCAGTTATTAGCCGCCTGCAGAAATTACTTTCGTCTTTCTTGATTAGATCAGCAAACATTTTTGCGAGTTCGTCATCCTTTGATAATGGGATGTACATTTCCCCGTTACCTGTCCTTAGCCATTCTTCACGAATATTGCATTTTTCGCAAATCAACTTGATAACAGCGTCAGATGGTTTTCTTCTACCTGTTTCGTAACTGGCAAGGTTTTGTTTTGGTATACCAAGAAAATCTGAAAACGAATCTTGAGTTTTACCATTAGGATTGTTATTTCTTATTTCTTTTATCCTATCTTTCAATTTAGAAGCCCTCCTTTCTTCAAAAATATAATACAACATTTGTACAAAAATATCAAGAGAAAAAAATGTACATAGTACAAAAAATGCTTGACAATAATTGTACGGCGTACTATTATATAAATGTACAAAGTACAAGAAGAAAGGAAGTGAGAAAATGAGTGAGAAAGAGAAAGAAGTAGTGGAAAAATTGAAAAAAGCAATTCCTAAAATGTCTGAATTTGACAAGGGATATATTCTCGGAAAAGTTGAGAGTATGTCAAATAAGGATAAGGAAAATAAAAAGGAAGGAGAAAAAGATGGATGAAGTCATAAGAGTTGATTTTGAAAAGCAAACCGTATCAGCAAGAGAGCTGCACGAAAGATTAAGAATTGGAACCAGGTTTAATGATTGGTTTCATAGGATGTGCGAATACGGATTTTCGGACGGAACAGACTTTTACTCAAAAATGAGTAAAACTGAAAATGGTGGAAGACCGTCTGTTGATTATGAGATTTCAGTCGATATGGCAAAACAGATCTGCATGGTGCAAAGAACACCAGAAGGAAAGAAATGCCGGCAGTATCTGATTGATCTGGAAAAGGCGTGGAACACGCCGGAGCAGGTCATGGCCAGAGCATTGAAGATTGCTGACAAAAAAATAGAGGATTTGTTCCAAAAGAACAACGCCCTTGAACAGAAGATTGAGCGGGACAAACCTAAGACAATCTTTGCTGATGCGGTTTCTGCAAGCCGGACTTCTATTTTAATAGGGGATTTGGCGAAAATGATTTGTCAGAACGGCGTCAAGATTGGTCAGAAGAGACTTTTTGATTGGATGAGGAATAACGGCTTCCTTATTAAAAGCGGTTCTTCAAAAAATATGCCGCTACAGCGGTATGTAGAACAGGGACTGTTTGAAATAAAAGAAAGCAATGTCCAGAATCCAGATGGAAGTATAAGAACCACCCGGACAACAAAGGTAACCGGAAAGGGGCAGATTTACTTTGTGAATAAATTTGTTTCCGCACCAAAAGAAAGCCAAGGTGGTTGATTATATGAAAAAGTCGAAAATCGGGTTTTATGCTGAAAAATCACTCATAGGTATTTCGGCATTTGTTATAGGATGGTTGCTTTTGTGTGTGATTGATATAAACATTCACAACATGACTGACTTGAATTATTCAAGATGGAACTTGATCCGGTACTTTCCTATTGAAAGAAAGTATTGCGGAGACACAAAACAGGCCAAAAGTCTTATAAGAACCCCCAAAATAAATATGAAAAACTCTGTTAAAAAAGAGAATAAAAAAGAAAGATCAGATCATCATGATTTAATGGCATTGGCAAGAATCATCGAAGCCGAAAACGGTAGTCACGAGAACAAAGAGGCTTTGATTTTGACTGGTGCCGTGGTGGTAAAAAGAACGAAGCATGATAACTACCCAGATACAATCATGGGCGTTATATCACAAAAAGGCCAGTATTCAACATATGCTGACGGAAAGTTCTGGAATAAGCCATCAAAAAGAAGCATAAAGGTTGCAAAAATGCTTCTTGAAACAAGTTATTGTGATTCACTGCCGGACAATCTTGTTTACCAAGCGGAATTTAGGCAGGGAACAGCAATATATAAAAAACTGGGGCATGAGTATTTTTGCCTGGAATAGAAAGGAGGGAAAGAGATGTATGTAAATCCGTTTTTGTTTGGAGTGATTACAACAGTCGTTGCTGAAGTAATCATTTTTACAGTTTCCGTTTTTGTTTTTACAGCAAAAGAAAATAAAAGAAGAAAGGATTGGATAAAAGAACTTGAAAAATCAAGTGACAATATCCGGGAAGAGGATAAGTAGTAATTTGGAATTTTCCTATGCTGCATGGGGGCAAAAGTTTTATTACTTTCAAATTGCGGTAGAGAGGAAAAGCAAAAAGGTGGATTGTATATGGGTAATGATCCCAGACAATCTGATTGTTTTTCTCCCAAAAGTTGGCGAATATGCGACCGTCAAAGGTAGCCTGCGAAGTTCTAAAAGGACAGCACATGGCAGATATTTATTTGCCAATGAGATAACGAAAGAAGAGGTGGAGAAAAATGAAAACAAGGTTTCTGTACATGGTATTGTGGTTTCTGATCCGCATTACGGGCAAAAAAAAGACGGAAGAGAAATAACTACAATAATAATTGCTTGTAACAGAAGAAATGGCAATCCTGCTTATATCCCAATTGTGGCATGGGGAAGAAACGCCGCCATATTAAAAAAATCCCAAAGAGGGGATATGGTAGGAGGAATTGGACGGTACTTAGAACGGCCATACTTAAAAGATGGAATGTTGTTCACAACATACGAGGCATCCTTGGATGTTGTGAGAATAGAAAGGAGTAATAATCGTGGTTGTTGATACAATGAAACTCATGTGCGATCTGACAGAAAAAGAAACACGGTTGAAGATCGCAGTTGATCTATTAGATCGAAAAGAGAAAGAATCTCTTTTCGTAAACGATGAGGTAATAAGAACTGTGCTTGGAGGTGTAAAAAATGAAGTTAAAAAGGCTGATTCTTAAAAACTTCAAAAATTTTGAAAGCGAATCGGTAGAGTTCGCAGAAAAAAACATCATAAGCGGAGAAAATGCCGCAGGGAAAAGCACATACTTTGATGCTTATGCTTGGCTGTTTTTTGATACTGACTCTCTCATGAAATCTGCACCAGAAGTAAGGATGAGAGGGAAAGAAGAGCCGGTTTCTGTCATGGCTGTAATTGAGACAGAGGACGGGAAAGAGATTGAATTTGAAAAGGTTCAGAAAAGAACCATTTCAGAGGACGGAACGGAATACAAAGACGCTAACACATACTTTGTGAATAGTGTAAAAATGACAAAAAGGAATTTTGAAGAAGCATTTCCGGTAAAAAAGGACATTCTGCTGTTGTGCAGTTTTTGTGACGGCTTTATTCAGAAAAAGCCGGATGAAATGAGAAAAATTCTTTTGTCTGGTATTTCCGCAAAGCCAGATGAAGAAATTGCGGACAATGAAGAACTTTCCGAACTTCTTTCAAAAAACACAGTAGAAGAGATAACGGCAAAGGCGAAACAAAAGAAAAAAGACTGTGATGAAAACATCACAAAAATAGATGCTGAAATCCGTGTCCTTAGAGATCAGATTAAGGAAAAAGAGGACAAGGATATTTCCGAAATGGAACTGTTAAAGAAACAGTTAGAGAAAGAAATTGATGAAACTGTTTCCTTAATAGAAAGCAATTCTAGCATGGAAGAGAAATACAAAACGATCTCTGACGGTATATTGGAACTGAAATTTAAGCAGAACAATTTAACGATGAAAGAACAGGATCGGATCAATAAAGAGAGGAATACAACGGCATATGAAATGTCTTGTATCAAGGATGAGATTGAGAAGATGGAGAAAAAAATTGATTCTCTCAAAAATAATACTTCCAATATAACGGATGAGATAACGGCATATAAAAATGAAATCCGGGTGCATCGTGAGAAATGGGAAACTTTGAAATCGGCTGAAATGGATGAAAATTGCTTAGTATGCCCTACCTGTGGCAGACCTTATGAAGAGGATGAGCAGGAGAAAAAGAAAGAAGAATTTAATGAGGGCATAAAAAAATCACTTTTGGAGATTGAAAAGTACGGGAAAGATGCAAAAGAAGCCATTGAAAAACTGGAACAGGAGATCAAGGAAAATGATGAATCTGTAAATTTTGCAGAGAAAACTCTTTCTGTATTGAAAGAGAAGTTGTGCGAAAAGTCAAGGGAACTTTCAAAAATACCGGAAAAAGCGGATATATCCGGCACTCCGGAGTACATACGGATTCAGAAAGAAATCTCGGAGAAAGAAGAAGCACTCAAAAAATATTCCTCTATTTCTGGAAAGAGAGAACAGTTGCGGATCAAAGAAAGTGATTTACGGCAGCAGTTGGTAGAAGCAAAAAAATATATTTCGGACGCAAATACGGAAAAAGAGGAAGAGAGAATTGAGGAACTTACAAAAGAAAAACGAAAAGTTGCTCAAACTGCTACGGATGCTCAAAGAATACTTTTTCTTTTGACGGAATTTGAGGTCAAAAAAGCATATTCCTTGCAGGCAGATGTAAACAAAAAGTTTTCTTTTGTAGAATTGAAACTTTTTGAAAGAGGTAAAGCAGGAACGATAAAAAACACCTGTACACCGATGGTAGACGGTTTCCCAATTACAAACACAATGTCCAACAAGGCAAAGAGGATCCTTGGTAAAATTGACATTTGCCAATCCATGCAAAGAAAATACGGTATTAAATGCCCTATTTTCATAGATGATGGAGAAAGTCTTGATGCAAACAACTTAAAAGCGGCACTGGAAATGGTTGAAAACCAAGTTGTAATCATGGTTGTTAGTAACGAAAAACTGAAAATAAAAAATGATTTATAGAAAGGAGAAAAATATGCATTTAGAAGAAAGAGTTGAAATGTTAGAAAAAAAGGTAATGGAACTCGAAAACAAGAGGATCAATTTTGTTAAACCACCCGAAATTGGTGATAGGTTTGAGTTCAGAGGCATTAAATTCACTTGCCTTGACAAAGTAAAAGGAGGTTACTTGGTTATTGCCGATTTTCTTGATGAAAAATACAAGTTTGATGAAGAAAGCAATAATTGGCGGGACAGTGAATTAAGTAATATTTTATCTGATTCTTTTGTAGATGAAATCGGAAGGAAAAACTTACATATAATCGAAAGAGATTTAACTTCTTTAGATGGCCTTAAAGATTATGGAGGAACATATGACCTGGTGTCGATTTTGACCGCCGATGAGTACAAAAAATACCGTTCTCTTTTGCCAAACACAGGCGAATGGTGGTGGCTCTGCACACCATGGAGTACAAAGAGAAACGGCTACGAAAGTAGCGTAGCTGTTGTTGCGCCGGACGGCGATGTCCACGACGATTACTGCAACTACCGTAATGGCGTTCGCCCGGTTTGTATCTTAAAATCTGAAATCTTTGAATCGTAGGGACTGATTGTGGATTTTAGATGTTGCGGAACCGGGAGCAGCGGAAATGCATACGCAATAACTTGTCAAGAAGAGACACTTCTTCTTGATGCTGGGATGCCAATTAAAAGTATTAAAGAAATGCTTGATTGGAATATAAAAAAAGTTGTTGGGTGCGTGGTGTCTCATAAACACTTTGATCACTCCCGGTCAATAAAAGAGATTGAAAAATGCGGTATACCAGTTTTCAAACCATATGAAGAACTGGAAATGATAAGTGCAGATGCAAGAGTAATGGTTGCGGAGAAGTTGGGCGGCTTCAAAATTACTGGTTTTCAAGTACCGCACGATGGCACGAGAAATTGTGGATTCTTGATTTCACATGAAGATGAAACAATATTATACATTACGGACTTTGAGTATTGCCCGTACAATTTTGCAAAAAGAAAAATTGACCATATGGTCCTTGAATGTAATTACATTCAAAATCTTGTGAATGTAGAGGATCCCAAAAATATTCACAAAATAAAGGGTCATGCAGAACTTTTGACGGTAAAGAATTTTATTCAGTCAAGCAAAACAAAATTTCTTTCAACCGTAATTCTTTGCCACTTAGGAAAAGAAAGTACAGACGAAGAAAGAATACTGGCTGAAATAAAAGAAGTTTCCGGATGCGATACATACATAGCACATCCAGGAATGAAACTTGAAATAAGAGGGAAATACCAATGCCCTTTTTAGAAAGGAGAAAAATTATGGCAATTAAAGAAAAAATTGGCAATTCATTAGACGGAAAACAGGTGTATATCATACCCGAAAACTCTCATATGGAAGCACACAAAACAGTAAAGAGAGAACACATTGCCGAGGCTGTTTCCAAAGTGAGAATAGGAGATCGTGCATTTTTGATGGAAACCGTTGACCTTGGAAGAACAGTTGGAAAAAATAATTGTGTTCAAGTTCCAAAAACAGCAGAAACCATCGTTGTATTAGAAAAAAGAAAAGGAAGGAATTATTTATCCAGGATGGTATATGGAATGCAACCAGAGGACACATCCAACATAACTGTAGGAATTTGTTTGGATGATGATGGGAAATTTACCATTTTCACATCATTTTATGGAGAAGTAGTACCAAAAGAACTTTCTGATCCGAGTTTGAAAGATGAAGAAAGACCGGAAGCAGAAGCATTTTGGGCTACTCATGCGTTGATACCAGAATAGAAAGGAGAATCAGATGAACAAAGTTATTTTGATGGGGAATCTTACAAGAGACCCGGAAATTCGTTATACACAGGGCGAAAAAACTATGGCTATTGCTAGATTCAGTTTAGCAATAAATAGGAGATTTTCTCGTGAGGGAGAAACTAATGTAGATTTCTTTAACTGTACAGCATTTGGCAGGCAGGCAGAATTTGTTGAAAAATATTTCAGACAGGGTTCTCGTATGCTTTTGGTAGGCCGTGTTCAGAACGACAACTACACAAATAAGAACGGAGAGAAAGTGTACAGCGTCCAGATCATGGCAGATGAAATCGAGTTTGCAGAGCGGAAACAGGCCGGAGGAAACAATAACGCCGAACCAGAACAGAAACAGGATGATGATGATTTTATGGAAATACCAGAAAACATCGAATCGGAATTGCCATTTAACTAAAGGAGGTAAATGAATGGACAAAAAAGAAAGAATTTACAAATTGGCAATGGAAATAGTCAATGAACTTAATTCTGATAACAAGGTTTTATTATCGTCACTTAATCCTGGAGACAGTTTTGTGGCTGGCGAGGAAAAATTTATTGTTCTCGATCATGAGTACAATGGAGGGACACTTGCTATTACAAAAGGCTTTGTAACAGATGAAAGTGTTGAATTTGGAGAAAGTACTGATTATGGTTCTTCAAACTTAAAGAAGGTTATTGAAAATAACATTGAAAACCCATTGATTGCGAAAATTGGAAAAGAAAATTTCGTAAAGCATGAGGTTTCTTTGGAAAGTGTTGACGGACAGAACAAATCAAATGTTACAGAAGAAATTTTTCGCCCAATTACCTTTGATGAGGCGAGAAAATACAATGACCTTTTAGTTTGCAATAAACTTAACGATTGGTGGTGGACAGTAACGCCATGGAGTACATCCGACCGTGGATGGAATAGTTTGGCGGTTGTTGCGCCGGACGGCTATATCGACGGCTATGACTGCTGCCACTATAATGGCGTTCGCCCAGTTTGTATCTTTAACTCTAATATCTTTGTATCAAAGGAGGAAAATTAAAATGGGTAAAAATAACTTAGCAATCGAGACATTTCAGGACAAGATAAATGAACTGACAAAAGCAATGGAAGTCCTCAAAAAAGAATCGAGATTACTTCCGGCCGGATTAAAAATCGGAGACACATTTAACCTTGCCACAATCGAATGGAAAATCTTGGACAAAACAAATGATGGATATTTTTGTATTGCCAATAGTAGTATCGGAGATATGAAATTTGATTCACGCAGCAATGATTGGTCTAAAAGTAAATTGAGAGAATACCTCAACAATGATTTGATGGAAAAGATTAAAGATGAAATCGGCGTAGGAAATATTTTGCCGCTTGGAAGAAATCTTCTTTCTCTGGATGGAATTGATGAGTACGAAGATACGGTGGAGTTGATTTCTTTATTGACGGTTGACGAATACAGAAAATACAGAAAACTTTTGCCAAACACAGGCGAATGGTGGTGGCTCTGCACACCATGGAGTACAAAGA